AAGACCGCGGAGCCCATCTGCTGAACCGTGCGCTCCCATTGGCCGCCCATTTCGTGGACGGCCGTGTTGTATTTGAGCGCGCGATCCTCGTCGTCTTTCGTGGGTGCCAGCCCCTTATCTCTAACCTCTTTGAGCGACGCGGCGAGCTTTGGGTTTATCTCCAAGATGCCAGCGGCCAGAATCTTGTACGCCTTACTGGACATATCGGTGCCGATGCGCACCTGCTCATCGATGTCCTTCACCGCGAGCAATCGCCGCGCATATTCCTGCATCACGACGATCGGCGGGTCATTCAGGTGCCCCTTAAACCACTGAGCATCCATCCCCAGCGACTTGAAGGCGGTTGATAAGTCTCTGGCTTTCACCTGCGCGCCGCGCATCACCGTGACTGACCCATCCATGCTATTATTTGCTTGGTCGACGTTGCCGCGCAGAACTTGGACGGCTTTGCTGGCGTCCTCGAAGGGACTCCCCAGCGGGCCGTTTAAGAGTTTCGCCTCGTTGCGGGCAGTCGCCATTTTATCGGAGAAGCCGCTGACAAACATTCCCAGCTTTTCGACCGGAACGCCGGTATTTTCGAAGAGATTTTTGAGCGCCAGGAGGACTTCGGTGGCATTCCCGCTCTCGATCGACATATTGCGCAGATCGAGGATGCTTTTGTTTGCGGAGCCGAGGAGCTCTTTCATGCCGAGCGCCAGGCCGCCGATGCCCATGCCGACCTTTGACGTGAGGTTAGGCATGATGACGTCGGCGAGCTGGCTGAGCGAACCGCCGAACCGACCAACGCCGCCGTGCATTTCCCGGAGGTTTTCATGCACCGGCTTGAGTTGCGCCGACGAGGTGCCGATCCTGGTGAAGGCGGTTTCGACCGCCGTGCCGAGCGCCGCGGTGTTGCCGCCCGACGCGGCCATCGCGGCGCCGATCTGCGCGGCCGCCCGCTCGCCGGCGGTGCCCATGTTCTCGAGGAGGCGCTTCACCTCCTCCGCACCGGTCAGGCTGATGCGCTGGACGATCGGTTGGCCGCCGCCAGATCCGCCCCTGCCGCTGCTAACAGCCATTGTCGCTACACCCGAAGATTGCGCAGATAGGCGCCGGCCAGGCCGTCACCCGCCGCCCTGAAGACCGGCCTCAAGTTGAAGCGCGCGTGAAGGTTGACCGCCGTCACCCCGACGAATATCGGCACCGTGACGATGCCGCCGCCCCCGGTCGCACTACGGCGGCTGCGCACGCCGAGCCGCCCCAAGGCGCTGCCGGACCGCAGCTTGCCGATCGTCACCTTGCCGATCGAATTGCTCGCGGCCTGCATGAAGCCAACGAGGAGCGGTGCCCTACCAGGCGGCCTGACAATCTGAAGAGGCCCGATTAGCGCGATGAAGTTTGCCGGCGTCATGCGCTTCGCGCCGATCTTCGCCGGGACGCCGGAAAGCGGGATCCAGAGGTACGGGCTGCCCGCGATCTTGGCGCCATCCTCGAACACCCCGGCATATGGGATCTTGTGATAAATCCAGCCGGCCGGGTCCATGCTGACGCCGACTTTCGGATAGACCTTGGTCTGCAGTGCGTTTTGCCACTTCTTGCCGAAGCCGGCGGCGGCGATGCGGGCTCTGCCCTCGACCTTCACGACGTCGACCACCTGGCGCATGCCCGCCGTCATCGCGCTGGCGATCGGGTATTGCATCGCCTGCATTGCGGCCGACCACTGCCCGGTTGTTGCCGCCCAGATCAGGTTCAATCACTCCTCCAACTTCCTGAGCTCGCGCTGCAAGGTCTCGGTTTTCGTGCGCCCCGCCAGTGCGGCCAAGAGCCGATATTTGCGCTCGCGCCGCGCCGCAACAAACAAGAGCGCCGCGGCCATCTTCGGCGTCCAATCCATTACATCGTGGCGCTGGTATCCAAAGTAGACGAGTGCGTCGACGGTGACGACAAGGCCCCATCCGCGGCCCTCCCAGGACTTTGGGATCCGGGGAGGAGCCCCTCTTCGCCCCCGGCGCCCTCCAAAGGGCCGGCACTCGGCGGCCTTGTCAGCGTCATCACCGCCTCGAAGAGCTGCTTGATTTCCTGCTCGCTGAACTTCGCCTCGATCTTCCCCTCTATCGCCTTGTCGCCCGGACTGTTGAGGCCGATCGCAACGACAGCCAGCGCGACGTCGAGATCCTCGACCAGCTTGTCGGCGCGATCGATCACGCCGGTCGGCTCGGCGGGTGCGGTCAGCAGCGCGTTGCCGTTAGACTCGACTGCCGGGAAGCGCCTGACGAGCGCCGCGTACTCCCGGATGCTTATGCCGCGGACTTCGATCTCGATGATCTTTGTCGTGCCACCGCGTTGCCGATGCTCTCGACGCTGGAGTCGCACCAACTCGGTTGCCGCGTAAGGCTCAATGTCGTCAAGATCGATCGGCGGCATTTTACAGAACCTCTGCGGTGATCCCCACCAGCACGCGCCCGAAGCTCAGGGGCGGCGTCTGCGAGCGGAACGCCTGGCCGTTGAACTCGAGGCCGAGCCAATCGTCGGTCAGCCAGTCGGGCCCGCCGCCGGGCGTGATGCTGCAATCCGGGACGTCGACCTGGCAAGGAATCCCGAAGGCGTTGTCGCCGACAAAGCGCAGCGCCCCGGTGATTTCGCTCAGGTCCATGATGTTGACGATCGTGTAGGGGCTCCCGACTTCCTGGGTGCCCATGAAATAGAGCGCCCAATTGTCGGCGTCGGCTTCGTTGAGAACGAAATCTAACGCCAAATCCTGTTGCATCGTGACGTGGCGCGCGATCGACCGGATCCCGGTGCGCTTCTGGATGAAGTCTTTCTTCATCACCGTCGGCGTCGTCACGAAGCGCAAGGTATAGCCGAGGTCGCGATAGACCGTGAGCCCGGTTGCCTTGAACTTGAGGACGCCGGCACCGATGAAAGTGTTGAGCGGCTCCGCGGGCATGGCATTTCTCCTTTTAGGTCAGGTCTGAGAGCTTGAAGTCGTAATCGATTTCGAAGACCAGGTCGGCGCGACCCTCGCGGGTTTCGCCGGCTTCAGTGGTGACCGCGCAGCTATCGAAGCGGATCGCCGTTTTGCGCGCCGGAATGCCGGTCAAAGACCGCAGCTCCGCGTCGCCCAGCACCGCAACGACAAGTCGGCGGCGAAACTCGCTGATTGCCGGGCCGATAGCTTCCGTCGGCTCGCCCATCAACAGAGCGACTTGCGGCGACAGCCGCATCAGTTGCGCGCCGCTATCGGGCGGACCGCCTTCACCGGTGTCGACCCGGGCCTCTACCGCGTCGTGCATGAAGACCGCGGGCCTGGCCCTGCCGCTCAGCTCGTCACCGTTGCGGACAGCCTTCACCACACCGGGAATCGTACCGATCAGCACCCGCAGGCGGGCCAGTATCGCTTCCCGGCGATCGATCACGGTGAGTTGAGCACGTTGACGCGCAGCAGCGGGTCCGAGACGTCGATCCCCAGCATCCCGCCGACCTGCCAACCGAGCGATTTGAAGGGACCAAAGCGCGACGTCTGGAGCGCCCCCACCACATAGGCGGCGATTCCGACGGTGCGATTTTGCGCATCGGGAGAGGCGGTAAAGGTCACCGTGTGCGTGGCGGCGTCGTCGCTGTTGTAAACCTCGACGATGGTCTTCCCGTCGACGATCGCGACTTGAAGATCGGTCGGCCCGTCGGTGGCGGTCCAGCTTACGTCGGCCGAATCGGCGGTGAGCGGCAGATCAGGGTAGGCGCCCAAAAGGGGCTGGGCGGTGATCAGAGTGCGAGCCATCGAATTCCTCCTCTAGCCTTCGGCGCCTTCAAGCATCAGCCAGACCTCGCCGTCGGCCTCGCCGTTTGGACTTGGCTTCGCCTGGTGCGCCATGATCGTCCAGACTTTGCCGTTGAGGGCGATCGAACCCCCGTCGAGCTGTTCCACCAGTATCCCGCGGTCGTCCAGGTCACCCCGGAGCATGCGCGCGTGCGGGCGCACCGTTTCGAGGACGATATCGCCGGCGAGCGAGACACCGGTGGCCATATCGATCGCGACCAAGTCCTCGAAGGTGCCGACGCCGAGCTGGAGCACCGCCGGGCGTCCATAGACCGCGTATTGCGGCCCGAAGAAGCTGTAGCGGTACTCCTCCACCGGGTTGCCCCCCGCGGGTTTAGGCGGGCTTTGCCGCGGGAGCGGCCACCGCTGGCGCTGCAGCGGCCGCCGGTGCGACTGTCGCCGGGCCCACCACGATTGTTCGAGCGGCGGGCTTCGGCTCGGGCACCGCGTCTTCAGGCCGCCCCTCGGCAATCGCCGTTAGATCGATCTCGCCCCTGGCGTGCTCGCCGCAGAGCTGCTCGAAAGCGGCGATGCTGCCGTTCGATTGCGCCCAGGCGAGCTTTGCGATATCGCCAGGAACGCCCTCCATCGGTGGCGCCTCGCCCTCTTTGACCGTGATAATACCGCGATCGTCATCGTTCATTGCTTGATCCTCCAAATGACCGCCAAATGGCGGACAGCCGTTTTAGGTGAGCTTGCCCGAGAACAGCACCTCCGGGCGCGTCGCGACGTACATCGGGTAAGAGTAGGTTTCGAGGCGCACGTATTGATTACGGTCGCGGTCGGGAATGACCATCGTATAAAGCGGCAGACCGTATTCGTTGAGCGACTGAAAGTCCTCTCCCGGTGACAAGACCTCCTGGAAGAGGCCGGGGATATTGCGCGGGATGAACTTGCATTTGTTGGTGTCGAGCTTGATCGTAGTATTGTCGTCGGTCCCGCGGTAGTTCACCCAATCAATCTCGGCAAAGTTGAACAGCGAAAACGCCGGCACGTTGGGCATGTTGCCGGCGGCGGAAGTCATCGAACCGTTGTTGGTGAAAAACTGGTATTTGGTGATGACGTCCGGGTGCGTGACGAAGGCGTCGAAGAACGCATCGCCGCAGAGCGCGAGCACCGAGACATTCGACAGATTGCCGGCCTTGGCGGCGCGCAGGATCAGGCGATTGGTTTGCCGGAGCAGCGTGGTGAGGGCGCCCGGGACGGGCGACGAGGCGTCGAGGTTGAAGTCGATTTCGGCCGGCAGCGACACGCCGAAGAGCGTCGGCCAGTCGTAAAGGACGCTGTCGTCGGCGTCGAGCACCAGGCCGGAAATCGCGCCGAGGCGCATCCGTTCCTTGGTCGCATTTTGCTTGCCGCGCAGACCGCCGCCGGGCCCATCGAGCCGGTAGGCCATCTCACTTTGCAGGTCCGAGATCATCATTTGCGCGCTGCCGCCGGCGAGAGCCGAGCGGGCGATGATGTTCTGCAGCTCGCTGGACCGGATCGTGTCGCCGATCGCGACGCGCGGCGTCGTGAACCGCCTGATGCTCTGCGGCTTGGTGACCTGTTCGATCGGGGGCGCACCGCGCACCGTCGTCGGAATGATCGTGATCGCGCCCGAATCGTCAATCACCACCGCCGCATCTTCGGTCCTGATCGGCGTCGGCGTGAAGATGCCGAGGCTTTCCAGGAACATCGGGACATAGGGCCGCTTGTTGATCGCAGTCGTCATGGTGACGAGCGAGAACGGGTCGGAGTCGAAGAGATTGATAAACTCGTACATGACGGGCTCCATTTCGTGAGCGACGCCTCGCGGCGCTGCGTTTGCCCCAAGCGGGGCGGGGTTTTTTAGATCGCCGGCCGACCGATAATCTGAAGGCGATCGGCCATCGATTGCAGTGCCGCAGTCTTTTGCCCGGCGCTGGCACCCGAAAACCAGGTCAACTCCTGGGCGTTGACCTCAGCCTCACGCACGACCGCCGCGGCCCTCTTGTCGGCTCCGGTGGCGTCGCACTTATCCCAGATGATCCCAGCCGGGACATTCGAGCCGTCGGTGTTGGCCGGGTTGTATTCCCGGTATTTGTCGGTCCCGGCCGTGACGGTGATCGTGGCGCTGTCGCCGGCGACGGCAGGCGTCCCGCCCGCGGTCGCGGTGAAGCCGATCCCGCCGGCGAGGAACGCGACGCCGAGCGTACCGTTGCCAACAAGATTGCCGTCCGGGTCCTCCACGTTGAAGGTGGTGGCGGTCAGAAAAGTGAGACGGTACCGGCCGACCTTTGCCGCCGCACCGGCGGTAACGGTCGCGAAGGTCGGGTTGCCGGTGACGCCGGCGTTGAGCGCCGCCACAGCGGTGCCGCCGACCATGATCTTTCCGAGCACATGGCCCGCGACCAGCACCTCGCCCGACAGGACAATGATGCCGGCACGCGAGCGAAACTGGTTGCTTTCCGAAACCATAAACCCGCCGGCATGCACCAGCGTCGAGGTGAAAGAGGTGGCCATCGGTCGATTCCTTTCGTCTGATTACGGTCGAGCGCTATTGCGGCGGCGGGTTTAACTGACCTTTCCTTGTACGCGGTCGAAGGCGCGATCCCAGGATGCAAGGTCTTCGGCTGTCGCAACGCTGGGCCCCGCGGCGGCCTGGTGCGGCTGCCCGGGCTGGTGCAGCCCCGAGATTTCGCCGGCCTTGGCCGCGTCGGCGGCCCTTGCGTCGGTCAGCGCCTTGCGCACTTCGGCGACGCTCTTCCCGCCGAGGATGAAGCCGAGCGCCTCACCAGGCTTCCCGGCAAGACCGCAGAGCTCGCTGATCTCGTTTTGCTGCGCACGGAGCGTGGCGGTGCCTTCGGCTCGCGCGACGTCGAGCGAGACGACGTTGTCGGCCGGGTTTGCAGCGGGGGCAGGTGGTGCAGGTGCAGCAGCAGTAGGGGTCACCGCGGGTGCGGCAGTGGTCGCAGCGGCAGCAATGGCGGCCGCCTTTTCAGCATCAGTCATCGTAATCTCCTCCAATTTGGCCGTCTCGACGGCCGGGGCGGCTTCCTCTTCGTCCTCTTCGTCCTCCACCGGTGCGGGCGGTTGCGCCGGCGCGCGCGCGGGCTCGACCACCGCGACGCTGGCGGTGAGCTCGGCGAATGTCGCTTCGTAGGTTTGCAGTCCGTCGACCAGCTTCAGGCGCAGCGCGTCGTCCGCGTCGAAGAACTGGCCCTCGGTATCGCGCGCCGCCCTGGCGGTGAGGCCCTTGCGGGCCCGCACCACAGACGAGATAAAGCCGTCGCGCACCTTGGCCAGGCTCGCCGCGACTTTCTCCGCGGCCGCCTTGGTGATTGGTTCCAGACTGTTCAACTCGGCCTTGCGCGTGCCAGCGCGGAAGACCGTGTAGGTGTATCCCATAGCTTCGTTGAACTGCGAGCGCTCGCAGTGCACCGCGACGGCGCCGATCGAGCCGGCCGAGCCGGAAGGGGCGACCAGCACGCGATCGGCTTGGGCCAGGATTGCATAGCCCGCCGATAGCGCGTCGACGTCACCAACCGCCCAGATCGGCTTTCTGCCGCGGGCGGCGTAGAGTTCGTCACAAAGCTCGAAGCACCCGCTCGCCTCCCCGCCGAAGGAGTCGACCTGCAGAAGGATCGCGCGCACCCGCGGATCGTCGAGCGCGCAGCGCAGACAGGTGGCAATGTCGCTGTAGCTGGTGAGGCCCGACCAGGCGTCCATCATGGACTTGCGTCGCACCAGCGACCCGATGACCGGGATCACCGCAACGCCGTTCGCATAGCGCGGCTCCCCGGGCTCGCGGTAATCGCCGCCGCCGTCGCCCGGCGCGTCATCCTCGCCGTTGAGGCGGCGCATGAACGCCGGCACAATCGCGTCGAGCTTGCGCTCGTCGATCAACAGTGGAGTGCCGAAAAGCCGGGCGGCGAGGTGTGGGAAGTCCCTTGGCATCAGGCCACCATAAGAAGGAAATCGTTGTCTTGGCCGATTGTGTCGACCCCGCTGGCGACCCCGGAAACCGGCTTGGGGAATACGAAGATCGTCGCCCCCACAGCCTTGGCGTCACCCGATGCCGAACCTGGCAGAAGCGCCGCCGTCGCCGTCGCCGCCTCGGGCGCGACCGCCGCCGTTCCCTCAGCCGTGCCCGGCAGGATTTCCGCGACCGCCACCAGAACCTCGCCACTCGCGAGGCCGTCATGCCGAACGATCCGCGGGCGCGGCGGTGGCGCCAGCACATACCGGACGGCACCGCCACCACCACCGCCGACGCCGGCGTTTCGCTGACCAGTGGCGACCCCATCGGCCATGCTGGCGAATGCGACGATCAGATCGCCGCCTGCTACAGCGTCGCCCGCTTCCGTGCCTGATGCTTCGCCGTCGAAGAGGAGTGCTGTGGCAACAAGGATCGAACCGTCAGCAGCGGCCTCGCCGGAGGCTTCCCCGTCAACAACGAGCGCCGCAACAGAAACGGTTGCCCCTGCAACGTCAGCCGCCCCGGTCGCATCGCCATCGATCATCGAGGTTGTCGCGGCGAGCGTCGACCCGGAGGCCTCAGCCGTTCCGGTCGCTGCGCCTGCACCTAGCGAGGCTGACACGGTCGTCATCGTACCGGATACCGAGACGTCGCTCCCGGTTGTGCCCGCTATCAGCGAGGCCGTTACCGAGGGCGTCGCCCCGGATGCAGCCGCCGCTCCAGACGTCGCGCCGTCCACCAAACTCGTGACCGCGGCGAAGGTGCCGCCTGATGCCGTGGCCGCGCCGACTGCCGTGCCGACCAGTAGCGAGCCCACCGCGGTCGAGGTAGCGCCAGTCGCCGCAGCGGCACCGCTCGCAGCACCAGAAACCAGGCTCGCGGTCGTGGTGATCGTTGCTCCGGCCGCCGCAGCGGCACCGCTCGCAGCACCAGAAACCAGGCTCGCGGTCGCGGTGATCGTTGCTCCGGCCGCCGCAGCGGCACCGCTCGCAGCACCAGAAACCAGGCTCGCGGTCGTGGTGATCGTTGCTCCGGCCGCCGCAGCGGCACCGCTCGCAGCACCAGAAACCAGGCTCGCGGTCGCGGTGATCGTTGCTCCGGCCGCCGCAGCGGCACCGCTCGCGACACCCGGGACAAGCGAAACCGACGCCGCGAGCGTGCTACCAGCCGCCGCAGCATTTTGAAACGCTTGGCCTAGCGCATATTGGCCGAGGGCGCCGTGACCTAGCATTCGACTAGACCGCGCTCATGTCGGATACCGGCAGCCATAGTAGACGTGCGCACCGGCCATCGTTTGCGAACCCGTCGTGAAGGCGAAGGCGTCCGCCCCCTGGTAGGTCGGTGCCGGCAACGCGAGAGGCGCATCGTTGGCGAACCCATCCCATGTCCAGGTGCAAAATCGCCGGGTCACGGTCGGGTAGGCGTAATAGACGACGCAGCTCGTCACAGAACCCGCGCCGACTGTGATCACCCCGGCCTCGTCGCCTCCAACCACCGACGCGGACGCACCGCAGCCGGAGACGTTTGGCAGCAACCGTGGCGAGCCGGGTATGTACTTCCCGCCGTCGGTCACATAGCCGGGAATGTTTCCGGGTATGAAATTCGGCAGGTTGGACGCCTGAGCGTTTATGACCGAGTTGCCGGAAACCTGGAAGCGCGGGCCCGAGACATAGCCGCATCCCGGAAATGAAGCGCCGACCCCGACCGTGAAAACGGAGGCGTCCTGCGCCAGCACGAAGCCCTGCGGGAAGCTCCAATTGCCGGTGCAAGTGATTTGGGCACCCGGGTCGATCTCGACATAACCGAGTTGCGCCAGGCCAAACGCCTCAATCGCCGAGCCGGTCAGCTTGATGCCCTTGGAGGTTTCAAATATGCCTGTCGCCTCGACGTGAACCAACTGGACCGCGGCCGGGCCGATCGCCACCTCGCCCCCGGAGGTCGCCGCGTAGGCAAAATTTTGAATGAACAGCCCCGACCCATTGGGGCACGTCGTCGACAACGAGATACCGCCGAGCAACAAGGTCGCCCCGTTCGACAGGGTGATCGCGTTGTGATAAGGCCAGCACCCGGTGGCAGGCGACGGGTTGATCTTTGTTTCGAGCCCCTGGCCATGGAGATAGACCACTGCGCCGATCGTGTTGTAACTGACGGCCCCGCTACCGGCGCCGTTCCCCGAGATCAAAATCGGCTCGGGATAGGACCCAACGGCAACCGAGACATTCAGATAGCCACCCTCGGCGTCCTGACCGAGCGCCAGCGTCAATGCCCGCGTGATCGTCAGACAAGGTCCGTGGCCGTTTTCGACCGTCGCCGCAAGGCAATCGTTGGCGTCACTTCCGATGGCCCGATCGACAAACATCGGCCCCGGATTTCCGCCGCGCATCAGGGTGGCCGCGCTCAATAGAAGAGCCGCGAAGCCCAGCGTAACAGTGCGGAGAAAGGTCTTTCTCATCACGCCACCGGGTAGATGCACATAATCGAGACGCTCTGACCCGACATTTGCGCGTTTGTCGTCCCGACGCCGGCGGCAGTGAAAAGAAATCCCGTAGTCGTGTTCTGGACAACAACAATGGCCGCGCAATTAGTGGTCGATGAATAGCTGACCTGTCCTTGCGTGGCATAGGATGCGTTGGCGCAGGTTATCGGAAATCCGGCGATCTTGGCCGCCGCCCCGCTCGCCGTGGTCGGGTAGGTCAAGGTCGCATACGCGAAAACCAGATTACCGATTCTGGTGTAGCTGGCGCTGACATTGGTGAAAGTGAGGCTCGCGCCGCTACCGTCGCTCGGCGTCCAAGCGGTCGGCCCAACCACGTCGGACAGATCCGTTGTGGCCGCCTGCGCAAAACCGCCTCCGGTCGCTCCCTTGAGCGCCACTGCACCGACGCCCGAGGTGTCGGTCAGGGTTTTGCCATTGGCGATCGTCAGCGTCGCGGCCGTGGCGGGCGGGGTGATCGTGACCTTGTTGAATGCGCCGCTGGCAACAACGGTTCCGGTTACGCCTATATTTCCAGAAAGGTCGACGCTTAAAATATCGGCAGAGCCATTCCACAATCGAGCAACATTAGCTGTCGCGTACCACTGCCATTTCTGCGCGAGGTCGCGAGCTTGAAAAGTAAAACCAGCGGCGGCGCCATCACTCTCTATGTTGCCGTCGGCAATCACGAAACCGGTTGCAGTGACACCCGTCACGTCGATCGTCGTAAACGAACCGGTCCCGCTCAGACTCTGAAAAACGTGGCGTTCATTTGAATAATAGTTTGAAAGATCAACCGGACCACCAAGCCAGATTGAACCGGCAGCCGGTGTAGCGGGTAATCCATAAATCACCCGGTAATCGCCGTATTGCTCATCCGCGAAAGCGTTTCCATTGAGGGCAACCGTCCCGGTCAAAAGAGGAGAACTGATAGTCGGGGCGGTGTTGAGAACGATTGAACCCGTGCCGGTTCGAGCAAAATCCTGGACAGAGACAGACACCACGACTTGAGCTGCACCGGATAATGCAATTTTTGCGGTATTGCCGGCCCCGGTCGAGCGATAGACGACGTCTCGCGAGAGGAGTGTGCCCGATGCGGTGTAGGTTCCCTGGCCTATCTCGCTGTTCGCGCCGTCGCTGATCGCATAGGTGACAACGTCGCCGTCGACCGCGCCGGCCTGGGCGAAAGTAAGGAAACCAGAAACCGCCGCCCCGAGTGCGATCGTTCCGGTGCCGGTTGTCGCCGTCAAGACGCGGACAAGATCGAAAAACTTATTCATTAGTTCTGAACGCGCAGCGTCGATGCCGTCAGCGCCCATGTTCCGGCCGTGCTGACAACATCGGAACCGAAATCAATATATGCCACCAGCTCATCGGCGCTCGCTGCGCCGCCGCGGGACTTGTAGTAAACCGCGCCCCGCGCTGTGATCGTCGCCGCCGGCAGGCTTATCCCGCCGAGCGAGATATCGATCCGATCATTGGCCGTGTCCTTTGTTACTCCAACCGTCGCCGCGGCGCCGCCGGCGGTGTAGCCAGTCCCGACTACCTCATTCGTGATATCGCTTCGCTTCGTGTGCGTGTCTTTGTTGGGCGAATAGGAGGACGTGACGAGCTCAGCCTTGAACGTATCGGTGTCGAAATCAATGTTGCCGCGAAACGCATCGTCGAGCGCAGAGTTGTAGATGATGCTCGCCATCAGGCCACTTCCTCTTTCTCGAACTCAAGAATGCGCCCTTGGTCATCGTGTTTTGTCACCCGCGTCCGCTCGACGCCGGCGCGCGGGACCACGTTGATGATCGGCTGAGGCTGGGCCCCAATGGCATCAACAATGCTCTGCGCGACAAAGGCAGCGGCCGCTGGCTGATCGCTTTCAGGTAGATTTTCGCTATCGCCGGGCGGCACCTGGCCGTCTTCGCCGGGCGGGGCATTCCTGGTCGGCGGCGGCTTCGCCGCCTTCGTAAACGTCAGTCCGAGCCGCTTTTCGCGAGCGCGATCAGCGGCGATCTCGGCGTCGACAGCCTCCGGCTCCAAGCCCTTCGATCGAATGACCGACGAGCGCGACCTGAACCCGTTGTCGACCTCGAGCTCTTCGGCCTGCGCATCCTTGAGCGGGTCGACGTAATCCCAGCGCGGGGTCTGCCATAGAATGTCAAGATACGGCTCGGGATCGCGCGCGAACCCCGGCAGGCTCACCGCACCCGAGAGGATCGCCGCCGGCAGCCAAGCGCGCCCGACCGGGCGGCAAAGCTGAAAGATCAGCGTCTCGTTTTGGAACTGCTCGATGCGCCGCCGGGGTTCGAGCTGGGCCGAGCGCAACGAGCTGTAATTCGCCTTAGACGTGTCGCCGGTCACGCTGTGATAGGGCATCCCGGTCGCGGCGAGCGCCTGGGTAATCGTGCGAAACTGGAAGGGCTCGTAGTTGGGCCCGACGTCGGCCGGCTGGTTGAATTTGACGTCGAGCCCGGGCGGGAGCTCCTGGATTACGCTCGGCTCCATCGTCAAGTCCGCGAGGCCGGCATCGTTCATCGCTTGGATCGCGTCGACCGGAATGTCGGCGGCCGGATCGGCGTCGAGCCCCCGCACCAGAAAGGCCATAAACATCGCCGCGCCCTTTTTGCGGGCGAGCTCGGCATCGTCATACTGGTCGAGATCGTGCAGCTTGATCATCGACGCGGTAAGCCAGGGCCGGCCTCTGATCTGCCCGGCCCGCAGCGGCTTGAAGACGTGCAGCACGTATTCGGCCGGCACCCGCACCCGCTCGGCCGAGGGCCCGAGGACGGTCATGTCGCCCGGGTGATTGCGCCAAAAGTGATACGCGACGCGCTGTCCGATCGGGTTGAACTCGATCCCCATGCGGATGACGTTGCCCCCGGCGGCCGCCATCGTGAAACCGCTGTCGAGCTGCTCCGCCTCGAGCAATTGCAATTGCATCGGCACGGTCAATCCGTCGACCGAACGGCGCGGGCGCAGCCTGACGAACACCTCGCCGGCGTCGAAGAGCGCGCGGGCGGCCAGCGACTGCAGCCCGTAGAAGTCGGTCAGGCCGTCGGCGTCCGCCTCATCCGTCCAGCGCAGGAAGGCCTTCTGGACCGCGAATTTCTGCTCTTCGTTCTCGATCTGCCACGACGGCACGATGCCGGTTCCGGTGGCATAGGCCACAAAGGCGTCAGAGGCGCTCGCCGCGTAGGGTGCATTGGCAATGAGCTGGCGGGTACGGGCCCGCACCAATGGCCCCTCAGCGGCCAGGAGCGTGTTGATATGTGCCCTCGTCGGGCGCCAGGGCGAAAGCCGGCGCGCCACCGAGCCGCCCTCGAAGCCGATCGACGATCCTACCGCATCGCCGGTCGGGAAGCCCGGCATGCCAGGCCCGGCGTCTTCGACGCGCCTATGCGCCGGTGGCGTCGCGAGCCATTTGGCAATCCGGGTGGCGAGGCGGCCGCCGCGCATTTTATAGCCCCTTCGTGGTCAAGACACGGATCCGCCGAGACGGCGAAGGCGCGGCCGACGGCGGGATCAGCCCGGCGGCCTCAAGGTCCGCGGTGACCGCGGCGATGACCCGCAGGAGCTCGGCATAGCTGCGAAACTCTGTGGTGCGGTTCTCGACGGTGACCCGCAGCGTGCCGGTGTTCCTGGCCCTGATCAGAGCCCGCAGCTCGGCGACCGTCGAGAAGGTCGGTATCGGGTCGCTCATTCGACCCTCCCCGGCCAGCGCCAGGTCCGCGGGCCCTGGCCCTCTTCAACGCCGCCTTCCCAGAACGCATCGGCAAAGGGCGGCATGACAAAAAGCGTGCACTGGTGGCGGCCGTCACCGGTCATCGTGACCTGGCCGACGATCGCCACGTATTCGGTGGCGCCATTGCCCGGCACGCCGGTCAAATTGCCCTTCGGCAAATAGCCGCGGTGCGGCGTGAAGATCACGATGCGGCCGAGGCTCGGCGCGGGCATCAGAAGTTCCTCCGCATGAAGCGGCTGGACATGCGGCGGAGCTGCCGGGCCGCGACGACCGGCGAGGGCAAGGATGGCCGCTCCGGTGCCGGCTCGGCTTCGGGAATCGGCGTTGCTTCCTTGTTCCAGAACTCGTTCGGCGTCGCCTCGGCTGAGCTTGGGCCGTCGACCTCGCGCGCCAAGGCGAGGCGCTCCCAATGCTGCGGCGACATGATGCGCCAGCCGAGCTTCGTCGCGAGCGCCTGGGCATACACCATCACGTCGAGCTGCTCGTTGCGCTGGCCGCGCGGCTTGACCCAGGCGTGCACCGTGAAGCCGGCGCGATCGATGACCGGGGTGCGCTTCTCGGCGGTGAGCTGCTCGTAATAGTCGTCATCGAGGCCGGCCGGAAAATCGACAAAGCCGCGCTGTCCGCGCTGGTCGACGCGCAGCACCTTGTAGAGCTGGCCCTTGAGCGAGTTGACCCCGACGTTGAAAAACCGGCCGGCATACTTGACAAGGCGGCCGTCGGGGCGCCGCTCCCGCCGCACCACGGAGAGCGCCGGCGCAGCATCGCCGCGCACGCCGCGCAGCATGATGACGCGCGATTTCGGGAAGCCGGCGGCCCATTCGAAGACGTCGTCGGTCCATGCGCCGGCGTCGATCCCGGTCATGTCGACCCTGCGCCTGGTGCCCGAGCTCGTCGGCCATTGGTATTCGACCAGGCGATTGAGTTCACGCCGGGTTTCCGGCTGGGCAATATGGCCCTCGACCCGCACCCGGGCGACGACTGCGCGGTAGAGATTGGCACCCCAGCCGACCACAACGCCGTCGACGTAATCGTCCTGGCAGTCCAGCGTCAGGGTCAGCAGCAGAGCACCGCGCGGCACCTGGCCTAGCAACAGGCCGCTCGCCTCACCGCGCTTGCGCAGGTCTTCCCATGGTGGCGCCTCACCGGGCAGCTCGTAGGCCTTGCCGCCGGTGTCATTCCACCAGGTTTGCTCGCTTGCCGGGTCGCCGAGACTGCCGAGATATCCGCGGGCGATCCGCTCCCAGCTTTCGAACGGCGCATAAGCCGCCCAGATCGAAAACGACAGGTCGAAGGCGCCGGGATTGTGCGCGACCCATGCGCCGTCAAGGACGGCCTGGCGGCGGTGGCGCTCCTCGATCGCGGCGCCGCAGGCGGTGCATGTGAAATGCGCAAGGCCTGGCGCGTCGGCGTCGATCGATTGAATGAAGTTTTCCGGCTCCAGCGGCTGCCGGTGACCGCAATGCGGACACGGCACATGGTAGTGAGACTGGGTCCCGGCCTCGAATTGCCGGGTGATCCGGCAGCTCCCGGACAACAGCGGCGTGCCGATCTTCAAAATCTTGGCGTCGGGGAACGCCTTGGACCGCGAGTCGGCCTGCGCCTCCGGGTCGCCGGCGTTGTTGTTCTCCCATTTCGACAGATCGTCCTGCACCTGGCGCTTGACGGTGATCATCGAAAGGGAGGCAGCCGAGCTGGCGCCGCCCATCAGGATCGAGCCGCGGCCGTCCTTTCGCTGCTGAAAGAGCGTCGAGTTGCCGCCCTCTTTCGATTGCTTCGTCTCGAAGATTTCCGCGAGGCGCGGCGTGTTCTTGATCATCGGTCGCCACTTCGTGCGGGCATAGCGGATCGCGTTGCCCTCGGTGGCCTGGACGTAGAGGCTCTGGCCAGGGTCCAGATCCATCGACGCGGCGATGAAGATTTCCGAGACGAACGTCTTTCCGACCTGCGCCGACGCCCGCATGGTGATGACGCGGGCGGCCTCCTCCGGCCCCAGCGCTACCAGCACGTCGCAGAAATACGGGCAGCGGTCGGGGTTGTACGGGCCCGGGAACGGGCTCTCGCTACCGACCACGAGGTTTTCGGTCGCCCAGCGATTGAGGTCAACCGGCGGCGGCGGCTCGAGCACCAGGCTCGCCACTACCGCGGCCTTGCGCGCCGGGTTGGCGAGGAATGCGTTGCTGGGCAAGTCGCTCATATCTGCCAGAACGCCAGGGCGATCACACCAAGGGCCGCCATCAGCCCGACCAAAGCCAAGGGCCACGCATATGAGCGCGGTCCCTGCCGCATCCGGTTGCTGGTAAACCGGCCATGCAAATCGCGATCAGATCCCCACATTTTTTTACGCGGCCTCGTCGGCAACAAATTCGGGCAGGCGGTCGGCGATGCGGCGCTGCTCAGCGGCAGCATCGCCCCGGCTCTTGCGCCACCATTTACGCAGCACCGTGAGCTGCTCCCGGTTGAGCCCAAGGTCGAGCGCCAGGTCGGCGAAACTCTCCTCCACGCGCAGCAGCAGGGCGGCCAGCGTTTGGGACCATTGCGCCGCGGCGTCATCGGTAAGGATATATTTCCCGCGCTCGTAATTGAGCGTGCGGCGCTTCCGCTCCGCGTCGACCGTGGCGCTCATGGCCCGGGCCCGCAGGAATTGCGTCGCCGCCACCGGGTCTGACGTTTTCTCGACAGCGGCCGGATTGGTCAGCCGCTCGCGCGCGCCTGCAGCGATCACCGGGTGCAAACTCAAACCGAGTTGCTGATCGGCCAGGGCGACGTCGATCTTGCCGTTTGGCATGAGGGCGGGGGCTGTTAACTTTCCTCGCCGAATCCAATTCGAAACCGCACCGGGCTTCACATCTACGCGGGCAGCATATGAGGATTTTGAAAGGATTAGAGGGTCCGCGGAGCCGTTTAACACAGGTTAACACCTCTCTCACTTGGCGTGGCGCCCTCCCTGAAACGCC